AAGAAGACTGTTGAACAATTGGGGAGGGAAATCTCTTGCGAGATTCCACCGAATAAATCTAAGGGTTACTTGATTACTGTTGAGGATTTGCTGACTGGCACAAGGAAATGGAAGAACGACAAGCCATGAACTGGGATAGAATAGAACGCTGGGAGTATGTCGTTGAGGCGGTAGCCTCTGAGTACCACAGGAAGTTTGATATCTGTGAGTACGAAGACATCAAGCAAGCACTATACAAGTGGTTTATTGAGCACCCCAATAAGCTTGATACATGGGAAGCAATCGGCGAGAAGGATGCGAAGAACCTAATCTATCGTAGCCTACGTAACGAAGCATTGGATTATTGCCAACGATGGAAGGCTAAGACTGTGGGTTATGATGTGGATGATTTGTATTATTATGAGCCAGGATTAGTGGAAGTTCTATTGCCTACTGTGTTGATGGGCAACTTCCATATTGCTCCGAAGTTAAACTTAAGTGGTACATCTCGCCCATCTGCACCGGCAGAGGGCGGTAATATTCAGGTGTTGCTACTTGAAGTTGACTCAGCATATTGGAAACTTTCCAAGGAGGATAGAAAGCTTCTGTTCTTTAGACATGCTGAGTCGCTAGACTTCAAGGAGATAGCCAACTATCTATCTCTAGGTAGTGAGGACGCTGCTCGCATGAGACATAAGCGAGCAATCATGCGCCTCATAAATAAACTTGGTGGTCGCAAACCATTCCCTGATTATGACTTAGCTTCTCAGGAAAAGGTTAGCGATGGCGAAGACCATGAGCATGGTGATATTGAACGCAACCACAGAGGCTACATTGATACCACCAGCCCAAGCGAAGAGGTCAATGATAAGGATGAGTGATAGTAACCTTACCAAGATTCGCTCTCATCAAAGCCAATAGCATCGCCATTACTCATGAGTGCGTCGATGTATTCATCTTCGCTAGCAAACTCAGGGTACCACTCTAGGATTTGGACTCCGTTAGATACATCTAAGTCTGCTGCGTTGAATGATTCAGCCTTGTCCTGATTAGTGTATGCCTGAAAGTCTAACCTCAATAGAGATAGATTGAATCGGAATACACCCTCAGGTGTGACTGCTATGAACAAGGAACTATAGTCAGAGCTCGTCGCTCCCATAGTAATCTTGTCATGTTCCTCCTCGGTAAGTACTATCTCACCGACTCGGAATGCTTTGACCATGCCAAAGAACTTGTCACTATCACTGCGGATAACGGTGTAATCCCGCTCGTTAGTAATGTCTAAGTCCTCACATAGGTGTACTTTGATTAGGTTACTTACTTCTTCAGCATTTAGTTCGTGGGTTATCACCCTATCCTCCAGTCTTGTAGAATCCCGTACCCTTGAATTGGATACCGGGGGCGTTGTATATTCTTGTTGACTCAAAGCCACAGACACACGAGACAGGTTCATCTCGTTCATCTACGCTACGGGAAAGTACAGTAAGCGAGTCACACTTACCGCATCTGTATTCATAAGTCGGCATCTTGAACCTCGAAGTCTTCGGGCGTAGGTGCGGTGGCTAATGTGCCACAGACAGAGCATTCCATATCTAGGAAGTACATGTCTACCTTGCCTGTATCTGATTCAAAAATTGTCTTGACATCCCATACCTTAGAACCACACGGGCATATCGTAGTTGGTATACCACGTATGTCCATTGACTCTGTATAGTCGGGCTCTAGTTCTGTTATCTCAATCGGCTCTTCGAACCTATCCATCCGTCACCTCCGAATCCAGTCTCCATCATACTTAGTGGCACGTCATCTGTATAAGCACAGTCCATAGCAGAAGCGTGGTACAACCAAGTCTTCTTGTGTCCTACCTTTGCTTTCACCACTAGTGATTCTCCTCTAATTGGTTTATTACAGGAGCTACATAGCGTTACGAACTTATCTTTTACTATTGCCATTAGTGCCACCCATATTTCTGAAAGTGTTGCCATGCTCTACATGGCGTATGATATCTGTGGTAGATGTAATCCAGTCCCCGTTCAATCTGCTTGGGTGCTGGTAACTTTGGGTCAAGCCCTAGTAATTGTGGGATACCGCCGGCATTCTTACCCTGAACTTTTATTTTATTGTATGCTTTCGGGTTCCATGCCGATTCTTTACCCCACAATTTACTAAGGCAAGACATCTGATTGTCACGCCACAAGCCTAGCCTATCGTAGGCATAAGCCTTGCTATCTTGTGGTGTCCAATTGCGCTTGGTATTTTCATACCTGTGTGGTGCTGATAGTGGCTCCATTACTAGAGCCGTGAAGGCTAATGTGATTGCTGATACAATCGCCAGCCTTAGGAAATACTTTGCCATGCCTTTACTCCCTCTGCGAATGTAATCGCTTGTTCTCTTGTCGTTCCTGACTTGCTAACACGAGCGAGTATGATTCTCTCGCCAGCCAGCATGCCACCCCATATACCATGCTCGATATTCTCAGGCTTCATGCCTTCTGTTAGACACTCAGCACGAGTAGGGCAGGATTGACAGATACTCATGGCAGTCAAGGCACGTGTCACCATGAGTTCATGATTAGCGCGGCTTGGTCTGCCCCGTGACTGTTGTTCTTCAGGGAACCACAAGTCAGGGTTAGGGTGAGTAGAGCATAGACCTATCAAGTTCAACCTCGATTAGTAGCAGGAGTATAAAGTGGGTGTACTGATACGACACCCGTCAGCAACTCAGCCCAATCAAGGGCTTTGTCTAAGTCATCGAACATACCATACATGACAGGGGGTTTCTTCATGTCTGATGTGAATGTGAGTACCATGTAACCTGCCACCAGCATACCTGCTAGTGGCTCGGCTACGGCAATCTTACTTTCGGTTTCCTTACGCTTCGAATACGACATCGACATAGTCTTTGAGTCGTTCATGCTTAGCAATTAGTCCCTTCTTACCTGTTAGGTGCTTGTAGCAGCCGTCACCTAGGGATACCCAGACAGACTTGCGCTTGAAGCGGGATTGGTCAGGCTTAGCCTTGACGATGGTACCATAAGGGTGATATCCGTTGTCAAGATTATTGAGCTCGACCTCGAACGCAAGCGAACGGATTTCGTCTGCGATAGTTGATACAGAATCGATACGACTTGCTAGATACTCAAGTGTATCTGCGACCATGATATTTGTAGCCATGTTAGTTGGTGGTTCCTTTCAGGGTAATCCATAAGCACCTTGCCTATGGAAATCTATGTGCCGTGTTGCGCGGTAGGCGGCACCACCCTACCCGAGAGTTATGCGCCTAGTCAAATCAACATAGAGTCATACTTCTTGGCGAGCGACCACTCGTTATCAAAGTCAAAGCCTCGTGAGTGTGCCTTGTTGCTGGGGTCATAACAGTCACAATCCATAGGGAGTTGTAAGCATGCTAGGCATGAGGCACAGAACTCGCATGTTGTCTCTGACTCATCGAGACTAATCATAGCCTCGCACATAGGGCACATGTCTACTATCGTAGGGTCAGTAGCATACAAGTTGTAATACGCCTCTTGCTTCTCCCAATAGGTAGCCTCATCATCGGCGTAACCTAGTACGGAATCTGATTGTCTGACACTAGGGGTATAGTCATAGACATACCGCTTGTAACTAGAGTTAGACCACCATACGCCATTGTCGTCCCATGTACCGGCCTTCTCGTTGATGAGATAGAGTTGGTACTCAGCGATAGGATTGACAGTAAGCACCGCAATCTTGCTACCCGTAGCCCATGATTCTATCATGCGATAGATATTCTCATCGTTGAGAGCAGAAACACCGCCTAGTTTAGGCAGGGTATCTTCTGCGAATACACGAGTGTCGCTACGCTTGTCGCCTTGCTCGATGAATGTATCGAGTACCCCGTTGTGGGCAAGGTAAGTCTGCGTATCGTCACCGACTTGGAATGGGTGGCAATTCTGTTCGTTCTTGACACCATGCGTAGCGTACCTAGCATGCCACATAGCATAGCCGTTAGGATACTGCTCGCGTAATTGTAGAAACCTACGGATAGATTTCTTGGCAGACATGCTACGCTCGGTAATAATTCTGCCGTCAGCAACTATGGCGAAGCCATACCCGTGAGGGTTAGAGCATGCGCCGTTGTGTAAATCTGCCTTACTCGGTGTAGAGTTAGGCTTACATACCACTAGTAAACACATAAGTGACTCTCCTCTCTATGCGTTTATCTTCTCTCGATTGACGAGAGAAACCTGTTGTATCTTGCTCATCTTGATGTACAGATTAGGGTAGATACCATTGTTAGTGGCTACCCAATCTGCGAACCAATCCCATTGTAGCATACCTAACTTGACATCGGCAAGTGATAGGTTGCGTGTGTATTCGGTGGCGGCGTGGGTTAGTTCAAGTGCCGCCATGATACCAGCCTTAGCCATAGTGCCACGGAAGAACCGCAACTCTAGGGTGTAATCGTTCTGTGTATTCACCGCCGCGTAACGCTCGGTATAGTGCTTATTGCGTATCTTGTTAGTCAGATTGAAGCGAGGGATACCCCACTCATCGGGCAAGTATACGTCGTTGAATTGTGCGTAGCGTGAGTTCTTGCGCCCTGCCAGCTTCATCATCTCCTTAGGGTTCTTGTATATCAGGGTCAAGAATCGGTGCGTGTGTGCGCCCGACTTGAAAGCGTTGCGAGACACATGGACATGTAGCCCACATGAATCTGTATCCCACGAGCGAGCGTTGTAATTGGCTCGTAAGTCCTCTATGTAATTCCATAGTGGCGTGGCTTGCTCGTACGAGTTGAGCGTGTGTGGGTGTGTGACTAACTCGAAACCTGCGCCCTCAATGGAAGCGTCGCTCTTGAGATAGCACACGTTACTCTGTTGTAGCGGTAGCACCTTGCTAGCCGCTTCGTTGTACGTTGTATCGCTAGGCATACCCAGCGACATCTCTAACTCGAAGCCCATGAACAACCCGTTAGGGTCAGAGCCATGGAATATCGGGTTAGGCTTGTAGGAATACTGATGTACCATGCGAGTAGCGTTGTCACCATTACCACAATGGCTACATGATTCGCCATCGGGGTAATACTCATCGCAGTCATCGCAGTAGGTAGCGTGGTCACTTGTACAGTACTCGCACCACGAAACCCCGTTGACGTTGTTACTGCCTATGCGGTCGCCGTCATAACTATACTCACATCTATCGCAGTACATTGAGTAGCGGTCGTAGCAATTTTCGCACCACAGGTCGTCACTAACAACATTCCAGCCATCGTTACGGCTACCTACCCAATCACAATGCTCGCACATACGTACGCAGTCATCGCATACAGGGTCGCCGTCATGAGTGGTTGTGCCAATGTCGTCCGAGTTGAACTCGAACTCGCATGCTACGCATGAGACTAGCGGTTCTTCGTTGTCGTTAGGCATGTGCCTACCCTTCTCTCGAGCCTACTCTTTGGTAGGCATTGTCAATCATAGCGTTACTAATCTTGTCTCGCAAGTTAGCAACCGCCACTTTCAACCCATTGAACCCGTGTCGCTCGTAGCGTTCTTGCTCGTTGCGAAGCGCGGTTCGTACTGTGTCTAACTCGCTAGGGGTTAGCACGAGTATCAAGTCCTCGTCACTCATCATCGTCCTCGCTTTCGAGTTCGTCGATTTTGATTGAATAAACCTCGCCATTGTAGGCGTAATCTTCATAAGCCCAGCCCTGTTCTTCGGCTTCGGCTTCGGTTTCCGCTTCAACTTCGTACTCATAATGAACCACAACTTTGACGTTGTAGGTCTTGAGTTTCGTATCTTGTGCGTACACGTTACCCTCTCATTTCTCTAATTGCGATTACCGATAGGGTAATCGTCATTAGTAGCAGGTTCAGCATGATGACTAGTTCTATCATCACTTACCCTCGCTTTGGTTATGACCTGCGAGCCATAGCGCGATGTTGCGAATGGACTCATCAGATAAGCGATTCATGATTGCGTACATGCTTTCGATGTTGCTCATGTTCTCTCTCTAACCTAGTGCGCTAGCCTTGTGCTATCGCGTGTCCGACTAGGGTCATGAACCCTCGCGCCCTGTGGCGTGTCGGACTATCCTCTAATTGTATGAGCCTAGCATTTCTCGTTCAAGTCTGCGTTGCGACTCGATGAACGCTTGCTGGCGTTCTGCTAGTGCGATTGCTCGCGTATCTTGCGCTGACACTTGGCGTGTCGCGCTCGTTGCTCGTGGCTTGCGCTTGCTCGCTGGCTTGCGCTTGGCTACTCGCTTGTGAGTAGGGGCAACGACGAATGTCTCCCCGTTAGGCTTGCGGATAGTTACGGGAAACGCTACTCGTGGAGTCTGACGCTTCCATGCTTTACGAACTTTCACAACTCGTTGAGTCATGAACTTATCCTCTCTCTAGTCGGTTTAGGGCGGTCGCCCTAGTGGATAGGTGGGCGGTGAAACCCACCTACCCGCGCCTAACTTGTCGGGTACTTATCGCCCCCTACATAGGGGCGACTCGCTCACCGATTCGCTAGGCGGTAAATAATCGACTAGGCACACCCGCGTATCCATGCGCCCCATTCTCGCGGAAGCGAGAGAAGCGTGAGCGGTATCGCTCAAGTTCTTTAGGGCACACCCTTGTCGGGTGCTGGCGGTAACAATCTGGCGAGAGAAGGACATCATCGCGGGGGCGGATACCCGACCCGTTGAACCTACGCTCGCGGTTCTTTCAACCGCGTGGTGCGAAGCCATAGTGCGCCCCGCATGGGGCGAGCGTACCACGGGGGGCGGGGGGGTTGTCTAGTTGAGCGCAACCCTAGAACTTCAAGTTTCACGCGTGGAGAATGTGAAGCGCATCACACTTTCGACACCTAAGCCGATAGGCGTGGGGAATGGTTGAACTTTCAACTAATCAACGGGGAAACGGACATAACGGGATAGATTGGACATGCCCTCTTTTGTCCATTCGACACGCCGACATTCTTAGAATGTGGCGCAATTCACACCGACTCATGACTCGAACACATGTTCGATAGAACACTTGTTCTAATTCTAGAGGGGGGAATCGGGGACGGGGAGAGAGTCACCCCACTCAGGAATCTCTCATACAATTCCCAGATAATTCTCAGATTATTATTAGAACATATGTTCTATGACATAGGTCACACCCCCTAGCCATGTGACCCACGTCACACCCCCCTCAGTCTCAGGTAATTCTCAGGAATCTCACAGGAATCTTTGAGGGGGCATTGTTGAATTTTGCTGTCAGTATAAGATTATGTCTCACCCCAAATATTTCTGTTATAAGCCCCCCTATATATAGCTCTGACCTGGGCTTT